CCGGCCACAATGGCATCGCGAACCTATCGCGCGCGCTCGGCCGGATCAACCTGTGAAAGGACGATCATGGCCGGAAGACCGACAACCTGGATGCCGCTGTACGTCGCGGACTACCTCGCGGACACGGCGCACCTGACAGCCGCGCAGAGCGGCGCATACCTGCACCTCATCATGGCCTACTGGCGCGCGGGCGGGCCTCTGCGGCTGGACGACGGCGCGCTTGCCCGCACGGCTCGCATGACGCCGACCGAGTGGTCCGAGGCAGCCGGGGTCGTGCTGGCGTTCTTTCGGCAGGAAGATGGTGCGCTGCACCATGGCCGGATCGAGCACGAACTGGCCGAGGCCGCCGCGATGTACGAGGCCCGCCGCAAGCGCACCGAAGCGGCGACCGCAGCGAGGGCTGCGCGCAACGTAACGAACAACGTTACGTCGGACGTAACGAACAACGTTACGTTGACACAACCACAGAGACAACCACAACCACCCTTTCCTATGGAAAGAGATACCGTAGAAGTCCCTCTTAGTTCTGGGGGGTCTGGGGGGACGCGCGCTGCGCGCGCCGACCGCGGGACGCGCCTGCCGGCGGACTGGGCTCCGACGGAGGATGACCGCGGGTTCGCGGCCAGCCTTGGCGTCGCGGTCGAGCGCGAGGCGGCGTCGTTCCGCGATTACTGGACGAGCAAGCCCGGCGCGGACGGGCGAAAGACGAATTGGTCGGCAACCTGGCGCAATTGGGTGCGCCGCACGAGCGAAAGGAAGCAGGGCAATGGCACAGGATCTCGATCTGAGTCCCGCAACGGGTTTATCGTTCTCGCTGAGCGCCTTGCTCGGGAGGATGCAGACCGAGCAGCCGGGCGCCCCGCTGGCGATTTCTTTGACCCAGAAGGCCGAGGCTGAGCGCGCACTGGCCGCGATCGAGGCCGCCCTGCAGCCCGCGCCGCAGGCGCTGGCGCTGCGCTGGATCACGGCGCTCGGCACCCTGACCGCAAGCAAGCCGGGCGAGGCCGATGGCAGCGCGAAGGCGCAGGCCTACGCGGCGATGGTTGAGTTCCCGGCCAGCGCGTTCACGCGGGCAAGCCTCGACGCGGCGGCGCGCAAGTTCCGGTGGTTTCCCAGCTACGCCGAGGTCTGCGAGCACCTCGAGGCCGAGGTCGCTGCGGCGAAGGCCCAGAGGCACCAGCTGCGCCGGGCGATCGCGCTGCCGGCGGAGGGGTCGAGGCCGGTCGGGAAGTGGTCAGCGATGACCGACGAGCAGAAGGCGGAATTCGAGGCGACGATGGAGAAGTTCCGGTCCCGGTTCGCCTCGGATGCCTCGCGCGGCCCCGAGGATGGCGCAGGAAGCGCGGAAGCCCGCTGACCCTCGGCAGGGTAGCGGGCGACCGGCTTCCGGCGTTCCTAGGGCCGTTTTAGGCGTTTTCGGGCCGGAGGTGCCTCGGCAGGCGCTTGTAGGCGGTCCTGACCGCGTCCGACCACTCTTCGGCGGTCATCAGGTCGGTGTCGATGACGCCTCGGCGCAGGAGCACGTCGCGCAGCTGCTCGGCGTCGAGGAGGCTGGCTTCGCCCATGGCGTGGCGCAGGCGGGGAAGGCTCATCTCGGGATGGACGCGCATGGTCAGGCCGAGATCTCCACGGCCGCGCCATCGGGATCGTGCCAACCCTCGGTGGCCGCGACGTTCGCCGCCGCCTCGGCGTCGCGCCACGCCGAGGCGTAGCCGGTCAGTTCCCTGTCCGCCATCATGGCGGCGCGGTAGGCCAAGAACGCCGCTTCGGCGTCCCACACGCCCGCCGCCTCCAGCGCGGCACGGGCCGCCGACTTGGCGCGGGCGGTGTCGTCGGTGTTGGCGAAGCTGCCACCGTGAGTCCAGGTCACGTTGATAGTCATTGTCGTCTCCGTGGTTGGCGCCGCGGCGCCGGTTGCGATGAACAGAACATACACCGCCGGTGCAGGGTGACCATTGCAAAGAATGCGGGGCGCTATGCGCTTGACGCATGGGTGGCTTGACGGTCGAAGTGGTAGGGAGCATCATCGGTTTACCTATGAACGCAAAACCGCAGTGATTTCAGCGACATGGCCGCGCGCAAAATCAAGCGACTGCTGACCGATGACTGGAAGCTGAAGATCCAGGCGTCGAACATCTGCACGCGCCTGCAGAAGCACGTCGATGGAAAGATCGAGATGACGCCGACGCAGGTTCGCGCGGCGGAGATCCTGCTCCGCAAGACCGTGCCGGATCTCGCGCGCACCGAGGTAACCGGCGCGGAAGGCGGGCCTCAGAAGATCATCTACGAGTGGGGCGAGCCGACGTGACCGCGCTGCGCGCTGCGCGCGTTCGAATGCCATACAACCCGCGCAAGGCGTTCATGCCGTTTCACCGCAGGACGCAGCGGTGGTCCTGCCTCGTCGCCCATCGCCGGGCGGGCAAGACCGTCGCCGCCATCAACGACCTGATCCGCGCCGCGATCACCGCGCGCCAGCCGCACGCCCATTATGCCTACGTCGCGCCGTTTCGATCGCAGGCCAAGTCGGTGGCATGGGACTACCTCAAAAGATACGCCGAGCCAGCGACCGCGGGCGTCAACGAGGCCGAGCTGCTTCTGACGACGCGCACCGGCGCGAAGATCCAGCTGTTCGGCGCGGACAACGCCGACGCGATGCGCGGCCTCGGGTTTGATGGCGCTTATCTCGACGAGTACGGCGACTTCCGCCCGAGCGTCTGGGGAAACGTCATCCGCCCGACGCTCTCGGACCGGCAGGGCTGGGCGGTGATCGGCGGGACGCCGAAGGGGCGCAATCAGTTCCACGAGGTCGTCGAGGCCGCGCAGCGATCGCCCGACTGGTTTTTCCTGCGCCTGCGGGCCAGCGACAGCGGCATCTTGCCGGAGACCGAACTCCACGCGCTTCGCGCGCAGCTGACGCAGGACCAGTACGACCAGGAGTACGAGTGCAGCTTCGACGCGGCCATCCTCGGGGCGTTTTACGGCGTCGAGATGCGCGAGGCCCTCGACGCTGGCCGCATCCGATCGGTGCCGCACGACCCGGCGCTGCCGGTCTACACCGCGTGGGACATCGGCTGGCGCGACGACACCGCGATCTGGTGGTGGCAGGTAGCCGGCGGCGAGATCCACGTCATCGACCACCACGCCTCGAGCGGCTCGACCATCGCGGAGCTGGCCGAGATCGTCGCGGGGCGGCCCTACAGGTACGGCAAGCATTACCTGCCGCACGACGCGCGGGCGAAGACGCTGGCCTCGGGCGGTCGCAGCGTGGTCGAGCAGCTGGCCGCGCTGCTGGGCGGGATCGGGATGTTCAACATCGTGGCTGACCTCGGCGTGCAGGACGGCATCCAGGCCGTGCGCCTCATGCTGCCGCGCGTCTGGTTCGACGACGAGCGGTGCCGCGAAGGCATCGAGGCGCTGCGCCAGTACCAGCGCGAGTACGACGAGGACAAGCGCGCCTTCCGCGCCGCGCCGCGGCATGATTGGACGAGCCACAGCGCGGACGCCTTCCGCATGATGGCGATCGCGTGGCGCGAGGAGCCGAGGGTCGAGCCGCCGCGCAGTGATCGGCCACTATTGATAGGCCCCGACAACTCGGCTACCCTCAACGACATGTGGGCCGCGTCGGCAGCCCGATCTCGGAGCGCGCGCATATGAGCGACAGCGAGTACCACGCCGCAATGGGCGAGTTCGCAGGCCGAGTGCTTTGCACCGGCATCGCCGCGCAGTTCATGCACTGGAGCACGAAATCCTACGCCGCGCACAAGGCCCTGGGCGACTACTACGAGGCGCTGCCCGGCCTCGTGGACACCGTGGTCGAGGCGTATCAGGGATGCTACGGCCTCGTGAGCAAGTTCACGGCCCGCATGGACCCGCCGCGCGGCATGAGCGGCGAGGCGATGGCGAGCTACTTCGATGACGTGAAGGCCTACGTCGAGAAGCAGCGCGAGAAGCTGCCCGAGCGCAGCGAGCTCCAGAACGCGATCGACGAGATCGCCGCGCTGATCGACGCCACCATCTACAAGATCCGATTCCTGTCCTGAGGAGGCCCGAATGGCCGGCGTGAACAACCCGTATCGCTACGCCTACGAGACCGTCGCGGCCTCGCAGTCGCAGCAGGTCATCGGCCCGACCGGCGCGACCGGCGACTACCTGCACCGCATCGTCGTCGCCGTCGCCACCGCCGCAACCTCGACGGTCTCGGTGATCGACGGCTCGACCACGATCCTCGCGATCGCGGCCAACACGCCGATCGGCGTCTACTCGATCGAGATCAACGCCGTCAGCGCCAGCGGTGCGTGGAAGATCACGACGGGCGCGGGCGCGACGGTCCTGGCGGTCGGGATCTTCTCCTGATGAGCGCGGCGTGGCAGCGCAAGGAGGGGAAGAACCCCGCCGGCGGGCTGAACGCCAAGGGCCGCGCCAGCTACAAGGCCCAGACCGGCGGCACCCTCAAGCCGCCCGTGAAGTCCGGTGAC